CGCCCAATCCGCCCCCGCCGCCGCCTCAGCCGCCTCAGCCGCCTCCCTAGCCGCCCCAGCCGCCCCAGCCGCCCCAGCCGCCGCCTCAGCCGCCTTCCTAGCCGCCCTAGCGTTTTTTTCTGTGGGTTCGGCAAGCCACTGCTTCGCGGCCTCGATAGCCTGTCTTGGACGATTGTCATCCGGGTGTTTTTTCTCATAGATGCCAATGACCAACTCTGCGGTGTAGATAGCCAGCCTAACGCTATCTTCTTTCGTCCACGCCCACGCCTTAGTGATCCGCATCTGCTCCCAGCATTGTTTATCGCCCTGATCCAGGTGTTTCCCGCGCACCTCAACCCGAGCGATTATCTCCGCATTGACATAGTTCATCGCGTCAATGACGTTGCTGGAGGCATGGTATCCTGCGCCGCACATCGACAGGTCGCCATCGTGCTTTCGCCATTCGCCTATCTTCCACTTTCCCTCCGTCCCGTTGGCCGACTTTGGCCCCTTCAACATCGCCTTCCATAGCGTTTTAGTCATCTCGCCTCCTACCCATATGCTTAGATATGCCTACCCCGGCAACGCCTAAGATAATCAGCATGAATATAGCTGATCCGATGCCAATGATTAGGGTTGTCATTACATCAATCCAGAATCAGCCATTCCGCTTAGGATATCGTCAGCGAACCCCTGATCTACGGCGAAGCCACCGCCTAACCACTGCCAAGCCTCAAGCTGTACGTTCTCCTCTGTCCACTCCCTTGCTAGCTTGCTCAAAGGCGTAATCAATACCACCGAGCCTTCGTCCCTTACCTCGAAATGCTTAACTTGTCTCATATTATTTTTACCTCCACTTCTAATATCCGCCCCGGTCAATCATATATATACCTATAAGTATATACTCTTGTATTTATTAATATAATAATAAGAGTATTTATATAAAGAATAGCCCATGCAAAATGTGAAAATCCTGTTAATAACTTTGTCTCCTTTCCCCATATAAACATATAAATATCTCATACAATTATCCTGTTAGTAATTATCCCCAATTTGTGAGTATCCCCCATATAGGGGAAGTTATCTCCTTTAATATTGCAAGGTAAATAATTGTGCAACTATTCCCGGCCTTCGGCTAACCAGCTTAACTTCGCGGCGACAACTTCCGCGTTCTCAAATGTACATTTCCTAACGCTCATCTCCGGGCCCATCCCATGACGCCGGCACGTGTCGGTTTGGATGAATGATCCGGGCCCACTTTTCCGGCTCGTCTTTATCCATGACATGGAGATTGTCTCCGGCCAAACACCACCCGCTTTCATGGCCATCAGGAGGTGATCCAGTCCCGTCTGGTAACATCTCTCCTCCAACCTCCCATGAATCATAACCGACCACATACGGCAGCCCGTAAAAGAGCCCAAGAATCCACGAGCCGTCCTTCGGAGCCGGACCGTCTTGCCATGCTCCGGCAGCCATCGAGTCGGCAAGTTGGTCAACGGCAGATTTGTAAACTCGTGCTTTTGCTGCCGTTTCCAATCCTCGCAGCCATTCCGAAAAGGCTGTCCTGGTGATGATTTCCCAATCTTCCATGTCGGTGATCTTCATCTCGCCGGAAACGATCTTTTCGAACACTTCCGTTGGAATTACGTGGGCATTTCCGTCCAACGTCGGCACGCACAGATGAGGCTTATTGTCTTCGTTTGTCATATCCGTATCTCCTTGGTATTGCTTGTTTTTCGTTCAGCCAGCCGAGGACCTCCCAGGCCGACCACCCCGATATGTATTCCATCATCCCGACCGTGATTGCAAAGCCGTCCTCTCGTCGCTCAAGCCGGTATCCGGTCTTGTTGTAGGGCCCGTCAACCGTGTTAAGTTCGCATGGGCCCATGTCGAAAATGGTGGTTATTTTCCAGCCTTTGAACATTTTATTCCGCTTTTCTCCATCTCAAGGCGTGCCATTGACATGCACAGACCAAGTACTTCGCTCGTATCGGTTGATTCGGTGATTTGCATGTTTGCGATACATTCAAGGACATGGAATCTTGCCTTCAAGTTGTTACGCAATTTGGCAATCACGGCGTCTTGAGCGGACGTGTGCCATTTCACGGCGTCCGTAATAGTGGGGAACCGACCTTGCCAGTTCGGATAATCGTTTTCTATACCACCGACTGATTTCACATACTCAGCAAGCGTTTTTGCGTATCTTGCTGCAACAGACTGGTAATTCTGATTAGATGCCCACTCGAAGGCTCTTGTTGTATTTTCATCCATCACAATTCTCCCTTTTCATACGTTTCCGGCCCGGCCTTTTGTTTCCACGGCCCCGGAGTAGGCTGACTTGATTTCGTTTCGCTTGTCTTATTCATGTTTCCTCCCTTAATTAGAATCTCTTTTCCATTCTGCTATTCGCAGAATAAGGTTTACCAGCAGACATAGACCGGCGATGCCAAAGAATACAATAGGCAAGAAAAACAATACCTGTATCAAGAGCATATCATTCATGATAGATGCCACCAAGATTCCCCTTGACCCGCACCATGCCCAGGTCACGATAGACAGCCCGGGCAATGCGTGAGTTCTTGTTAGCCTTGCGCGTTCTTTGCCTTGCCTTACATTCTGTACACGGATTCTTAAGGTGTTCCGCAAGGGCCGTGCGCCAAGCCTCCCGGTTTCCTCCGTGGCTGGGAGAGGTCAATCCGGTAACCATCTCGGCGTGTTCTAGCCATTTTTCTTTAGTCATAATATATCCTCCCTATTAAGATTAAAGACTTACCATGTCAAGATCGATATCATCTGCTATCCTGTCCATACATCCTTCGTCATCGGCCAAGATACGATTACATCCACCAGCACAATTATATGCGCATCCCATACAGTACTTGTCTTGACTATCTGATCTCATCTGATAATTACCTGTTTGCATGATTACTTTCCCCTTCCGGCAAGGTGGGCATGATTGACGCGACAGCACTTGCCGCATACCGGCCCAAGTAAATACTCGTAGCCCATGTCCTTGCCGCACTGTTCGCATTGATTAGCCTTCTGGCGAGCGTCCCGATCTTCCTTGCTTACGTTCCAGGGTGATTTGTTATTCATGTTCTTTCTCCCTTCAGCCTATATATCCCGCGCGGTCAATACCAGTATAGATTAATAGATATAAACCTGTAAGTATAGATATAGATATAAGCACTTATAAGATATAAGTATAGATATGAATAGATATATACCTGTATACAGATATAAGTAGTTATTAATATATACATTCTATATTGTATATACTCTACTAGTAGTATATATATAAATATATATAGGTATATATAGTATATAAGGTATATATTATATAAGTATATATAGGTTTATACTGTATATACTATATGCCATAGGGGTATAGGGGCTATGGGACTTATGCCGGCATGGTAGATAGGGAGTATATTGTATGTATGACAGACATTTACCATATATTTACCATTACTAGAAAATATATACTATAGGGTGCTGACATTACAGGCCTGGGCGAGTACTGGTATGGGACGATATATACTGGATATACTGGGTAGGGGCGACACTATAGGCGATTTGACCATGTGGGATATAGGTAGTATGAGTAAATATTATGGTACGGCAAGGATTGTGGGGTTGCTGTTAATATTGGCTTGTCTGTTTTCCTGTAAGCCTCCTGTTTATCAGTTTACGGCAACGCTGACAAGCATTGAGGAACGGGTACATCATCATGTTCGAGGGTTCCCGCCTGGGGGATGGACTACTAATTCATGGACGTTGACCTTTGATAATGGGGCCGTTGTTAAGATTGGCACATCATTACCAAGGGGAGGGGCTGAGGTTGGGAGACTCTATTCGGTATTTAAGGACTGGTCTGGATTTATATTAACACAATATTGACCAGTACGGATATATGGGGTGAATACATTAAGTCTTTATAGGAGGAATTGTATGGGAAAAGCAAGTAAAAGGGCATCCGCCAAGGGCTTGGGCAAGGCTAATGGGAAACACGTCGTTTTCCTGTTAGATGAAACAGGCTCTATGAGTATTTGTAGGGGAGCTACAATTACGGGATTCAATGAGTTCATTAAGAAGATGAAGGACGAGCATGGGGCCGGACTTGGGTTCTCGTTGACAAAGTTCAATCTGAGCAAGACTGACGTTGTTTATAAAGACGAGAAGATTTCGTTAGTTAAACCGCTAGATGAAAAAACCTATGCTCCAAACGACATGACCCCCCTATATGATGCCATAGGAAAGACCGTTAAAGAGACGCAGGAAAAACTGAGTTCCGGCAAGGTTATCTTTGTCATCATGACTGACGGGGAAGAGAACTCATCGAAAGAATACAAGAGACAAGATATTTTTGAACTTATTTCAAAGAAACGGGCCGATGGATGGGAGTTTATTTTCTTGGGTGCCAACCAGGACTCTTGGCAATCTGGGCAATCCATCGGGGTTAGTTATACACAGAACTATGACCCACAAAACATGAGGGAGGCATATGTCATGACAACGAATGCCGTTACCTCATATTTAAATACGGGTAGCGTTAATTTTGGCGGTGGGCAAGGCGACATAAAAACCAAGAAGAACATAAGATAGGAGGTTGGTATGACTGACCAGTTAATATTCTGTGATAAGTGTGGGCTAAGGACAGATAAGCCATACGGCAATGACTGGTTTGTGCTAGACATGAATATGGCTAGGCCAGTATTGAGGCTGGTAAAGGATGGTCATGACGGGCATAGGGCGAAGTTGTGTTTGGCCTGTTATGTGAGGGAGCTGGAATGGAGGACGGAACAGTTTAGGAAGATGTTGCCCATAGGAGGAGAGGAATAGATGGGGATATTTGACTACGTTGATTTTGAAATGCCATGCCCGAACTGCGGGAAAAAGGTTGATGGTTTTCAAACAAAAGACGGTGATGTCTATATGAACACCGTTGACGCCTTCTCTGTTGATAACTTCTATTCTAATTGTGACGAGTGCGGACTTTGGATTGAATTTAACCGAAACGTGCCGCGATCAACTGGCCCAGTTGTTAAGCGATCCCTAGATGAGGTTTTAAAATTGTTTACCATGACCCAAGAGCAGGAGGAATAGATGAAGAAGAAAGAGATCGTTAAGCCTACTGGTGATGAGATATTAGAACTTACTCGTGTTATACTTGATCCTGACATAAGTAGCGAGGCCAGGATCATGGCTATTAAGATGCTAGAGAAACTGTTGGGTAGAGAGATAAAGACTAAGCGTGATATAGTACAGATAGACAAGGAGTATAGTAATGGGAAAGTTTGACGTCTCAATAGAGGACTTGTGGGTGGAGATTAATGCCTGTGGGATAGATTGGTGCGAGCCATGTAAAGAGCGCAGAAGAGCGATTGCGGTTCTTAGGGAAGCCGAAACGATAGACAAGGAGGGCGCAGTGCATACTCCTCCAGACACGAAGGTTAAAGATGGACGGTAAGCGTTGGTTTGAAGTTATAATGAGGGGCAACCCCGTAGATAATGTCGAGGGCGACGGCGAGACTGGCATAGACCATGCCGCTACCCACCGAAACCGAGATAGGATACTTATAAACAGGGCGCGTATGTATGGCGAGATGTTGACGAAGGGAATGGCCGACCCTCGCCGTATCGGTCAAGACCTTATTGACATGGCTAACGAAGCTGATAGCATAGAGAAATTGATGTTTTTTGGGTACGAATGATTATATGGGGAGAGGCCATCAGCCCTCGCTTCTTCGGAAGGCAGGATCGCTCCTAATAACGGGATTCTTGGCCCTCCCCATTTTATAATTACCGCTACTAGAAACCACTAATTTTTACCTAGTACTTGACAAACCCTATATTTGGGTGTAGTGGATGTGGTATGCCTGCGTATTCCCACAAGATATTGGGGGTATCCCTATGCCGTGGATGATAGTCCGTCGAGAAGGGAAATCATGCGTAATCAAAAAAGATAGTGGCGAGGTTAAAAAGTGCTACGATAACCGCAAGGACGCACTAGCATATCTACGCGCATTGTATGCCAATACAAATGACGAAGAATATAACGACAAGGACAATAAGTGATACGACAGACAAGATTTAAGACCGTAGTTCTTGGTCTTGGTCTTGGTCTTGTCGAGGGGATATTAAAGATGATCGTTAAGGACTTCCCCGTCGTTGAAGTTTTTAGTTTTCAGGGCGCGATTGTAGGCGCATATCTAGCCGCAAAAACAACCGGGAACATTAAGCGTGATCAGGCCGAGGCTACAGAAGATTGCGAGAATGGAGTTGCCAAGTGAAGGAAGGCCACACGGAAAAGGACGCTAAGTTCATCGAAAAGTTCGCAGATGCCAACTTCGACCCTTCCAAGAAAATGATATGCGCCGAGGACGCTGGATTAGGGGCCGGAGAAAACGCGCTAAAAAACTCCGGGCGTGTTCTAAAAAGCCTAGCCAAGAATGAGAAGTTCCAAGAAGCGTTGAAGCGCGTCAATGTCGATTACGATAAACTTGCCAATAAAATTAAAGACCTGTTAGACGCAGAATCCCCAATGTTCGAGGGCAAGCCCGATAACTTTATACAACACAAAACGCTGGAAACGGCGATCCGAGTTATGGACCTAAACCCGGCGCAGAAGTTAAATATCGATAAGACGGAACATCACGACATTGTTATCTCGATGGAGGCCGTGGAGAGGCTTAACAGGTACTCGAAGATGATACAGGAAGAGGAGAACATAATTGACGCAGAACCAGTTGCTCTCCCCGAATGACCTTCGGGACAGGGACGCATGGCGCAAGGCGTGTACCAATCTGTTCTTCTTTGCCACAAACGTCGGCTCACAGGCGTTTCAGGATAAGTTTCAGGACTTCGGGAAGATGCACCTGAAGATGTGTTACCACCTAGATACGCGAAAGAATCCGAACCTGCGCAAGTATATGTCGGTATTCAGGGGTGGATACAAGACCACGGTATTGCTGGCGTACTTCGTATGGTTCTTTGTGTGGAATATCGTGAAGAAACAGTCGAACGCCATTATCTACAATACGGCGACCAAAGAGAACGCGTGGAACTTTCAGGCCGACATCAAACACTTCCTGTTAGAGAACGAACTTCTCCAATGGATATTCCCGGAACTTCCCCATGCTGAGAAGGACTATAAGTATCTGACCAAGAACCGTATCGAGAATAACCGCGTCAGAATAGACTTCGGTTCGCTAGAAACGACACTTGTTTCCCGGCACTATTCGATTTGGTGTTTGCTTCCCGGAAATCTTGTTTATACGAGTAATGGCCTTGTTCCGATTGAAGATGTTCTTCCTCATGCGAGAGTATTAAATCGTTCGGGCCATCATACGGAAGTGTTGAGTGTTTCCGAAAAACCAAACGAAGAGAAAGCATTAGAAATTTCTATCGTAGGCGTACCCGAAAAACTTAGGCTCACCGAAAGCCATCGGGTTCTTAGCTATTCTGACAATAGGCTTGATTGGACGCAGGCGGGGAAACTAAGCGTGAAAGATTATGTCGCCATGCCGATCCCCAGGGGGCATACGCGGGCAATAAGCCGAACCAACAAGAAAATAAATACATATATGGAGAATACGGATTTCTGGAGATTTATTGGTTATTGGCTTGCCGAAGGATGTGCTACCCCAGACAAAAACAGGGTTCGCCTTACCTTTGGGAAAGATGAAAGTAATTATGTAGAAGATGTAAAATTTATTCTTGGAGATCAGTTTGGAATAAAAATAAACGTACACCCGACAAAATCTTCAACTATTATGGTTGATTTTTCTGATCCTGACGTTAAGGAAATCCTATCTAAATTTGGAACCCATTCTTATAACAAGCACATTCCCCCGATGATTCTATCGGCAAACGAAAAGAAACAGCGAGAATTAATTCTTGGCTATTTTCGCGGAGATGGCTCTAAAATTAAAAGCTCAAATAATTTTAACTATGCCGGTTGGTCCGCAGTATCCGTATCGCGTTCTCTCTTGGCCGGGATTCAATTAATTCTTGCAAACAATGGGATTGTTTCATCGATTAACCTAACCCATAAATCTGGAATAAATAAAATTATGGGCATCACGACTAATGCTAGGGATGCATATGCCATTATTGTTGCCAGTCCATTAATGGATATTATAATGGGGTCAACGGCAGTTTTCCCAACAAGGCCGAATCAAATAAAACTAATACCAGGATATATCTTATTCCCAATTAAAGACATCAAACCGATTGAGTATGATGGATTAGTTTATGATCTTACCGTTAGCGATGGCGAGAGTTTTGTTGTCCCTGGAGCAATCGTCCATAATTGCAACGACGATATGGAGAACGACGAGAATAGTAAGACCGAGTATATGCGTGAGGACTTGATACGGAAATGGAAATATCAAAAGGCTATTCTAACAAAGGTTAAGAGCAGGAATATCGGCACAGAGATAGAGGTTGGGACGCCGTATCATGTGCAGGGGCTTACGTGGAAGATACGGAACAGCCCGTCTTTCGATAGACTTGAGATACCGTGCTATATAGACCGGGATAAGACGAAGGGCGTTTCGTTCCCCGAGAGATATACCGTAGGCGACTTCGAGGAGATAGCCAAAGATTTAGGCCCGACAATTTTTTCTGCGCAATACCTTCTAAATGCACTCGCGGAAGAGGATTCGCTCTGTCCCGAGAAGTGGATACGCTACTGGGACAGACTGCCTGAGAATAGATGGCGCACGTTGGTTATTGATCCAGGTGGATCGGGTTCTAGTTCTGACCCTACTGGCGTTACGGTAGTTGATACAGACGAGAACGGGATACTGTATGTCGTTCATGCAGACGAGTACAGGTTTACTCCAATGGAGCTTATTAATCATATAGACGAATGGAAGCGACAATATAGGCCGGATGATATACGGATCGAGAAGGATAGGTATGCGACGACCATAGCCGATATGTTTGTGCATAAGTTTCCGCTTCTCAATGTTTCGTATGTCGAGCATGGTGGGCGCGGGAAAGAAGAAAACAGGATATGGCGGCTCAAACAATGGTTCGAGAATAAGCGGATATTGATAGGCCGAAACCAGCATAACTTCAGACAGCAACTTCTTGAGTACCCATCGTCTAAGCATGATGATATGCTCGACTCGCTGGCGTACCACTTGGACATTAGGCGAACCCCAGCACACAAAAAGAGAATGTACCTGCCGTCCGGGAAGGAGTTTTTTCCCAATGTTACGCAGGATTTCTCGGACGAAATGGATGCGGTTCTTCGTAACCGGGACATGAAAAGTAATGAGGAGGCTAGATACAATGATACGCTTTACTAGGGGCGCGAGGGCGCGGCAAATCCTCACGATAAAACTGCTCGAAGATATCGCGGCCAATCAGGAACGACAGATTAATGCCGAGAAAGAGTTCGTTAATGTTATCTCTAGTTTCTTCTCCCTTGAGAAAAGGCGGAGACTGGAAGAGGCGCGAAAAAAGGAACAGGAAGAACTGGAACGCAAGGGAACCCCGGCTGACGAGCTTTACTAAGGACAGACAAGATGGCCGATAACGATATCCTCAAAAAAGAAGAAGAAGGTAAATTTATAGAATTTATCGACAAAAATGTTAAGGAACATCCTGTCGTTACTGTCCACCACAATCGCTGGCGAGAGTTAATTGAGTGGGAGAACGGAGATCAATTCTCAGAGTTTGATCCATCGGCGCGAAAGATGTCTCCCGTAAAGCTATTCAAGCGCAAGAAGAAACTTATTGTTAATCTTATGAAGCCGCTTGCCGAAGCGATAGAGGGCAAGATAAATTTCGTATCCATGCTTGCGGGGCTTCCGAACTCGTCCGACATGAACGATGTCGCGGCCAGCAAGATTGCCACTAACCTTCTAGGCCATAACGATTATGTCAATAACAACGAAAACCTTAATGAAGAACTGAAGTATGACTTGATACGTACGGGCAACGCGTGGCGCAAGTGGACGTGGGATAAGGGTGCCGTTGCCTATACGAAGAAAGAGACGGAGGGCGGCAAGTCCGAACCTTCCCCCATCAAGGGCGACGTCATTGGAACCGTACCGTCGGTGTTTAATATCAGGCCAGACCCGACCGCAAAGAATCGGGATGAGATGCGGTGGCTGATAGAGATTGCAGAAGTCACAGAACAATCCATCCTAGATAACTTCGATATAAAAAAAGAAGAATTAGATATTGCGGTCGGTGAGTCTGGCGATACCGGAGATAAGTTTGTCGGGATGTATGAGAAAGAGGACGAGAAGGACAAGGACGAGAAAACCCATATTGTAAAATACTATTGGGAGAAGTCCTCGAAGAAATATCCTGAAGGTCGCTATATCATATCGGTAGGGAAACTCATCTTGTGGAAGGGCGCGAACCCATGCCTGGGCGAGATACCGTACTTCCACTATGGCTATAAACGATACGGGAATAGTATCTGGCATACTGGTCCGCTACATCATGTCCAGCCGATACAGCGTGAATATAATCGTATGGTATCTATTATCAGCGAACATATCGAAAGCTGGAAGCCGAAGGTACTAACGGGCGCGGGTGCGATAATTAAAGACGGCGCATATACGGCAGATAATTGTGAGATCGTAGAAGTCGATTTCACAAAGGGTGAACCGCGTCCGATGAACGTACCGGAACTGTCGGGGCAGGTCTTGGCGCACAGGGACTTCCTCGCCTCGTCCCTTAATACGGTAGCCAACGTCCATGAGGTATCCTACTCACAGCTTCCGCAGTACGCCACACGCGCACCCGCGTCCCTTTATTCCATGATGCTCGAACAGGAAAACCTGAAGATCGACCCCATGATTAAGCGCATCAATAAGTCGCTTGTCGAGGAGGGGCGGTTTAGGCTCAGGCTCATGGAGAAGTATTATAAACAGGAACGACTTGTTAAGATCGTAGGCAAGTCTAACGAGGCCAGCATATCTTACTTTAAGGGTGCAGACCTCAAGGGGAATACCGATGTTAAACTCAATGTGGGGGTTTCCATCCATCAGTCAAAGGTGGTTCAGCAGAGGTTACTACTTGAACTCAAGCAACAAGGCGCCCCTATTGACTGGAACAAAATCTTCAAACTCATCGGAGAGGGAGACATTGAGCAAGAACTCAGAGGAGATATCGCAGATGAAACAAGGGCGCAACGCGAAAACCAAGCCTTCATCCACGACCAGTACGACAAGAAAGAAGGCAAGGGCGGAGTCGAACTCTATATCCACGACAACCACGAACTTCACATGGACTACCACACTAACTTGCGCAAAACCGAAGAGGCCCAAGGATGGGATAAAGCTAAACTTGAAGCCCTCGATAAACATATCGCAGAACACTTCCAGATTATCATGGCCCTTAAACAAGCCCAAATGCAGACGGGACAAGTAAATCAACCGGGGATATCGGCTCCGGGTGGGACTCCGGCAGGCGCACAGGCTCCGGCGAGTCCCCAAGAGCAAAGTCTTGAAGGAGGCCAGTCGCCCCAGTCTAATATGACCGAGGGTGCGGCTACCCTATAGTATAAGGAGTTTTATATTATGCCAGAAGAAAAAGGCCAAGTTACGCCGGTCGCGGAACAGCCTAAAGCAGTAAGCTATACTGACGGATTTGGGGAGGCGTGGAATCGTTTCGTTGACGCTCCACCTACCGAAACCGCCCCGGAAGTTAAAGCTGAAGCAAAGCCAGCGGTCGAGGATGACTGCCCTGGTTGTGAGAAGGCCGAGAGGGAGCGTCAGGCCAAGGCCAAAGAACAGGCCAGCCGCAAACCCTACAAGGTTCTCAAGGTTCAAGGGAAAGAGGTTCCCGTTTATTCCGAGGAAGAACTTATCAATCTGGCGCAGATGGGTACGGATTATACCAAGAAACGTCAGGCAGATAGTGAAGATCGGAAGAAATGGGAAAGCGAAGTTCAGGAGAAGCACGATCAACTTGAGGGGCTTACGGAAAAGTTCAACAAGATGATGGCTAACCTGCGGCCCGGAGAAGCGATACCCGGCATAGGCCCAGTACCGACCTCTGCTCCCGAACCTATATCTAAAAAGTCTATCTACGAGGAATACGGGATAGACCCTGAATATGCAGACGCATACCAAAAGAAAATGATAGACGATGTTGTCGAACTCCGTAAACGGGCAAGTCAATACGACACCAAGTTTCAGGAGCTAGAGAACATCACGAATAAAGTTATCCTCAAGGAAGCCATGGGGACGCTTGGGGAAACGATTAAGAAGGCGCGAGAGGAGTTTCCGATTGACGAAATCATGTCAGAGGATGGCTCCGAGAATTTAACGTTAAGACAATTCGTTGCTCTTATGAAGGCGAAGGACGAGGTAGCGAGAAGCCGTGGTCAGAAGTCTGACATAAACGAAGTTGCCCGCGAAACCGTCCGCGACCTGCATTATATCCAGAGTAAGGCGAAACAAACCGCCGCTCCCGATATTTCAGACGAGATGAACGAAGATGATTTCATGGCGAAGTATCCGAACTTGGCAAAGCGGCTCTCTGCGAAAATCGGCACTAAGGCAGTTGTCGAGCATGAGGCCGAGGAAGCCAAGTTGCCGCCTTCGTTAGAAACGAAAAGAAGGGAAGTTGATCTATCGTCAATTCCCACTAAAAAACCAGAGTCTATGAACGACTTTGTAGAAGCCGGGTTTAATGACCCGGATGTTATAGCGGCATTTAAAGGAGTTTAAAAATGGCTAGTAATCCAGCAACCTTTTCTAGCACAGGCTTTGACAAGTTCTTTCTTGAGTATGTAAAGCCCGGACTGGAAAAAGGTTTCTATACAAATTCAAAATTATATGACAGGTTCAAGACCGACACCGAAACCTGCCTTGGTAAGTATGGTGTCACGAAAGTCGAAACGGTGAACGCTACCTCGTTTAGGCCAGCCAATACCACGGCTTATCCGACGGCCGCTCATCCCGAATTCAGCGAGTTCACCTATTACATGAAGCGGCTTTATGGTCGCCTTGACTTTGACGGGCTTCTGATCGCTTGCTCCAAGGGCGCAGGCGCGGTCATGGAACTCGTTAAGGCCGAAACCAATTCCCTGATGAATTATATTCCGAGGAAACTCAACAAGGTTTATTGGGGCGATGGTTCGGGGCGGCTGGCGATTGTGTCTAACGCGGCCACCGGGACGGCTCCTACGGTCGATGGCGACACGACCAACTGGGGTCTGTTTGGTATAGACTCCAACGGATATTCCAATCCTTCGCAGTATCTCTTTACGAACATGGAGATCGACGCTTACGCCTCTGGCCCCAGCAAAACCGGAGACAGCGTTACGATCACGGCGATTTCAAAGGGCGGGGCTGGGACCGATACGCTGACCACGGATTCTTTCACCTACGCGTCTAATGATTTTATTCTCGACGAGGACAGCTATGGTGGAACGGCCGAGGCCGCAGGGACTGGCGTTCCTATGGGTATCGCCGGGATTGTTTCTACGGCTAACCAGACCGTAGGTATTACGGCGACAACGGCGTGGCAGGGAGTCAATCGTGCTACGGCCGGGAACGAGTGGGCGCAGGGTCAGGTCTTTGATATGGGTTCCGCGATCACGTCTCCTTCGGTTGTGACCGAGGAGAAAATGCTTCAGGTTATTCAGTCGCTCGAAAACTGGGGGACGGTCAAGGTTATTATAACCAACCCCTTCATTTGGAGAGCATTGTTTGCCATCCTGAAGGCCGACAAGACCATGCCTAACGACCCCGGTTATTGGGGTGGCTTAACTGGCATGAAGTTCTATGCTGGTCGCGCCAATGGTATCCCGATTGTTTGGGACGAAGACTGTCCCGATGGTCGGATGTATTTCTTGGATGACAGCACGATCAGGATTTCGGCTCCGGTTAAGAACGGGCTTACGTTTGAACCCGGAAGTTCTGGACACATCCTGACCAAGCAAGAGGGTGCCGACGTCTATAGCGCAAACCTGAAGATGTATTACAATATGACTTGCGTTAAACCGCAGGCCAATGGTTTGCTTCGGTACGTGAAGCACGCATCTGCGTAATTATTAACAATGGTAAGACTGGGGCCATTTCGTCGCCATAGAGCGAGTGGCCCCTTTTATCTCAAAGGAGAATAGTTATGGCCTTACTTAAAGGTTCAATGATTTCAGGTAGAATCTATAGCCAGTATGGGATTGACTTTTCTAGGTTTGGTCGCTCTGGTAGTGATATTAAATTCCATAGCGGAGCATACCTTGGGAACAACCCAGGAACTACAGGAGAATGGGAAAAGGGCATCTTGGTTTCTGACATACTATCTGAGGGGACATCATCCGGTGGAGAGTACAAGGGTAAATATGCTAGTGTGTTCACCATTAGCGGGAGTACCACAAGCACCAGGGACGGTCACACTAACGGGGCTTCCCTTCGCGTGTCGTTTACTAGGGCCGCAGGATATGACCATGCCGGGGGATCGGAAGATATCGCGGCCAGGATTGATGGGACAAACTACTCTGCGTTGGCGTCGGGAGGGATGAGGGCATTAAACATTACCTCCACCAACAGAACTGGAATTGCGGCCAAGGTCCAGGGGATGTTGCTCACGGCTCACCAGAGGAATACGGGCGGGTTTACGACAGGGATGTATGGCGCGAGGATCGTTTCCAAGAACCAGTCTCCCAGCGTTGCCACGGGCTATCAACACGCCCTGGAAGTGGCCGACGAATCGGATGGCGTTCAGCCAGCCCTAAATTCGATTGTGTGGATTGAGAAACAGTCGAACTCCTACACGGCGGCTACGAGAGCGGCGGTCGAGATTGTCAATAACTGCAATACCAGTTATGCTCAGGTCATTACCTATGGTATCTATTTCAAGTGCGGGGCGGCCAACTCTAACATCACGAACGCCTTTGGGTTCGATAGCAACGACGGCTCAGATGGGTTTACCGCGATTGCTGATGGTGACTTGAAGGGCAAGGTAAACGGTTATATCACGGTCTATGACGCCGGGACAGGGCAGACCCTGTATGTCAACTGTTACGATACGGTACCCAGTGCGTAGAACGAGTAATGATTTTTGTTGAAAATGGTCGGGGGAGGGTAACCTCCCCCAAACTTAAACCGGAGGCATAATATGACCGATGAAGAAAAGGATCAGGAAACACAAGCCAAGCAATCTGAGCCTAGGCGGTTCTTAAACATTGAACTAATCAGGAATGGTTTTATGATCGCCCAAGATGATACGGTCTCATTTACGGAATACTGGGGTCTTATAACCATGCTTAAAGAGGGCGCAGACTCTCAGCTTAGGGCAAAATAATATGCCAGAGAAAGAACTAAGAATTAAGGACGGCGACATTCCTGTATCAAAGCCACAGGAGTCAAGGCAAAGGCTAGTGACGTTTGAACTATTGCCGGAGGGATTTAGGATTATCAGAAACGATTGCGTGTCTATGCTAGAGTTTCGCGGCCTCCTCGCGTCCGCGAATGAGATGATTGGTAAAAAATGACAATACCAAAATGGTTCAAGCGCGAGTTATCATTCGTTGACCCTACATATTATGTCCGTATCAATAAGGCCACAATGGTATACGAAATAGTAAAAGATGTAGATATACGTATACCGTTTAGGGACAGGACGGTTGCGCGAGTTCAGGGGCCGCGCGTCGTGGATGTATTCAGGTATCTTAACGATTCCGCTCTAGATCATCTTAGATATAGGAAATGGTTGGGCAGGCGCATGAAGATCGTAGAGAACCCTGGCCGAGAACTCGCATACCTACAGGAACAGGAAAAGGCGGCCATGCAGAAACAGAAACAGATCGGATACGAAATGATGTCCGAAGGAATGATGGAAGGGTATCGGTTAAGTAAAAAGGCATCCGTTTCATAGGAGGATAACATGAGTAATGTTGTAACCAGCGAAAAAATGTGGACGCTAGATACCCAGTCAGCCACGGCCCTTGTCGCTTGCGGAACTCCGGTTTATATTAAGAAACTCGTGCTGAAACCTGCGGGCAGGAACGATTCTGTCATTATACAGGAATATGATAGCTCTGGTTCGGCAAGAACGGGAATCGTTATCGCCGGAGATGGCGTTGATACGAAGATTCAACAGATGGACTGGAATCCGTCCCGTAGGCTGAATGGCATGATTCTTTCTACCTTGACTTCGGGGGCTACGCTATACGTGTATTTTGGTGAACCCGGCGAATAACAGGAGGGCCAAATGACCCTAGCAGAAATCATAACGACCGTTCGTGGTCTAGTGAACGAGGTTTCTACAGATGCCGGGACACTTCTCTCGGACTCTGGGAATCTCAAAGAATTTATAAATGATGCCGCCGAGATGGTCATGCTCGACCTTATGCCTATCATGCCATCGCAATTTCTCATGACCGAAACCATAAGTCTTGTAGCCAATACCCAAGCATATACATTTACGGCGAAGTTCTGGCAGGTATATAAGATTGCCAAGAACGTGACGGGCGAAGCACCGCGAGAGTTTGACCCGATAGACCCGTTAGATGAACCGTATTATATGGAAACCGCAGAAAAGGATAGCGAACCTACCGCGTATTATATTCTTGGCGATACGTTATATTGGGTTCCCATACCATCTGCGGTCTATGCTAGTTATGCGAAGGCGTGGCTCGTGAGGCCGGAGGCGGTCACGGTAGATACGGCTGGCCCTACGTATATTCCCCCGGTAGCACACAGGCTTATCGCATATCAGGCGGCGGCACTCGTCGCGATCATGCTTGAGAAAGACCCTGCCCCATTTGTCCAACTATATGCTAGGCGGTTCGGCAAAGTAGCCGAAGTATGGGCGGCGCGTCACCAGAGTAAACCACGCTTCGTGCGCGAGTCCGTTCTTGAGCGATCTGTCATTAACTCCGGCCTATCTACGGAGAGGGACCTGGATTGGTAATATGATTAAGATATCCGGGATGAGACAAATCGATCTCCCCCTGACGGGTGGAGTTGATGAGATATCCCCCGTCAATAAGATCGATTATAAGAACGCGTTGAAGATGGAGAACTTCAGGATAAGTAAAGATGGGAAACGTGTTGAAAAACGTCTCGGATTGGCTGAGGAAGTAACGAACTTCGCTGAGGATGTCTATGGTTATACGACCTATTATGATACAGATTCGGCGTTTTGCCAGATTGCCATTCTGGAAAGCGAAATACACAGAAAGTCAGGTTCGGGGTCGTGGGCAAAGATACACGACTTCGCTACCAATGTTGCTCATCCCGTTAAACCGCTAGAGATTCAGGGAAAGATATTTGTTATCCATGAGGGCGATAGTCGGATGGTTCACCATGACAAGAACGATTATCAGATCGGGATAACTCCTCCCGGCACCGTTGGCACAACCCCTCCGACCAGCATTCCGACGACTACCACAACGTACTCTACGGAAACCGTAGCGGTTATGCACCTGAACGATACGATGAACTATGCCACACAGGGAGCCATGGACGCCGTGTGGACAGACGGGGATTCTGGTGACGGAACTTCTACTATTGCCACTTCAGGGCCAACTTCTACTGGACCTGATGCAGATAATAAGTATATGTTATTTTCTGCTCCGGGTGCGCCATGTTATAGTTGCGCGGCCTCCGGGTCAAAGTCAAAGAGGTCCAAGACCCTGACTACCGTAATTGGGCCAAAGTATAACCTTGAAATAAGCCTATACGGAGAAGGTCACTACGGCGGTTGGTTCTTTCGTGTTAATGTTTATAATGGGACGTTCCTTCTCCCCATAGACTTTGACTATTACGGTCCTCAAATATGGGACTCGATGGGACAGGCGCACTCGTTCAACTCTGTGCTTGGTGGCTCATTCTGGCATACTTGGAAGTTTGAGGTTGACGGCACGAACTCCAAGGCTGTCGTTGTCAAATGCTATAGGAATGACATATATCAGGCCAGTGTTACCTATGCCTACGAGACAACCGCAACCAACGGCCTCGTTGAGCTTATCCAGGACCAAAGCGTTCATACTCAGTCCGTATATCTTGATTCGATAAAACTCTCAAGCTCTACGGAAGTGACAACGGCGACAACCACAACTACGGTTGCTCCGGTCCCCGACGCCGGGAAGTATCGCTATGCGCTCACTTATTTCAGAGGCGGTAATTATGGATGCGAAAGCAATCCTCTGAAAAGCGTTGTGGGCGCGGCATCCTTTACGGGCGTTGCCGGACACGATGACATAGACACCGGGGGGACCTATACGGGGACTGCGACCAAGACATTCAGGGTCCAGATAGATGCGGCGGGAACCACGGATACGTTTAAGTGGTCAGAGGATTCTGGAACGACATGGAAATCAACCGGGATTCCACTTCTCATAGGAACAATTTATTTATCCTATGGGATTACACTTACCTGCACGGCTAAGACGGGGCATACCGTTGGAGATTATTGGGACTTTACGGTATATGCTTGGGCTGGTAGCCCAATAGAACAGGTCGTCAACCTGTCCTCTATTCCGGTATCTTCGGACGCCCAGGTAACTGGTCGCAAGCTCTACAGGACAACGGCAGGCGGGGCGACGTTCTATTGGCTTGCCACCATTAACGACAATACAACGACCACGTTTGTTGACAACATTCCAGATATTGCGCTCGGGGCAGAGATGGAAGAAGATCACGACCTCGCCCCAAAGGGCAAGTTTTCCGCGTGGTGGGATGAGCGTCTATGGATTAGCGGTGATGATGTCGTCTATTATTCTCAGATATTATACCCTGAGCATTTCGACATAAGCGAAAGATACGTTACGGTTCAACGTGGGGATATGTCTGATGAGATAACTCAACTTGTTCCATATAAGGATTCGCTATACGTTTTTAGGAAACGCAGTATATATGCCATCCAGAAAACGGTAGATGGATATGGGTTATTCCTTATTACGGATGACGTTGGTTGTGTCGCCCCATTCTCTATGGTGAGTGCCAACAATATGCTCATGTTTCTGTCGCATAGGGGATTCGAACTATTTAATGGAACGGACGTATATGGCTTGGAACCATCCCTAACGATAGACCGTACCATAAAAACGCTAGACATGACCAAGACAGACTATATATGTGGTGTACATTATCCAGAGAAACGCGAGATATGGTGGTCTATAGGAGACAGGTTGTCCGGCGCGGCGGCATTAACAATCGTATATCATTACCTTGCAGATGCATGGTATTTCTTCTCTTTCTATAAGACCCCATCCTGTTTAGTGTCCTGTTATGACTCAGCAAAGTCATTAGTAACAAAGATGGGTACGCGAGACGGATATCTCTGTTTATGTGAATCGACCTACCGTGACAATACTACCGCCATTACTGCGACATATAGGAAGCCGTGGGTAGAAACCGGGGAAATGGCCGACGTTAGGCGGCTAGACGTAGAGTATGAGATACCATCATCGAAGGCATTGACGGCCAACGTATATACCAACTTCGATAAGGATATCCAGCGCACTGACACGATGGTCGGTGAAACAATATCCTCTACTGACACAGAATTAAGGCGACCGCACCTTGACTTCTCAGAGTTAGGCCAACGCGCCAAGTATGTATCGGTGGAATTTACCAATGCGGAGAATCTTGGCGGCGACCTGAAGATAAACGAGATAACCCTGTATGTAAGAGACAGGGCCACTAAGGGCAAAATATATGGCGATTGAACGTAGGAGGAAAGCAGACGAAAAGGTTACGCCATTTTCTGATGTCAATTTCCGTAAGCCGTCATTAGACGCTGGGACGATGCTTGACCGTCGCCAGTTTGAGGAAAACCTTATCCGCTACAAGATTATGGAAAGGTTGACCACGCTTGAAGAAGATGTAGATAATGTGATTACCGGGGAGACAACCATCATCCAAACAACCGTTACGGCACCAGACGCGAGTTGTTATTGGACAAGGGTGGGGAACGATGTCTGGTATACAGGTGGGGATGTTTATTGCCGATACGAACTGAGGCTCGAAACAAAGTCAAACACGGCGCGAGACCCGGTAATAAAGTTCGGGGTTGGCGACCCATCTGTTGTGAAGTTTACCGTTGGGGTTGATGACAGCGACAGCGACTCATTCAAGATAGAACAGGCTGCAGCATTAAGCGGTGGCGATTATGTCCGATATCTAAGCGGAGTCCTACAACTACAGGATTCCACGTCTGCCCCGACTTTTGAACTCATCAATTTAAGCGACACCGCAAGAGACCCGATGGTTCAATACACGGTTGGGGCTACCCCGTCAATAAAGTGGACGCACGGCCTTGACGATAGCGATTTAGACAAGTGGAAACTAGCCAATACAACGGCATTGGGAACAGCAACGTCCAATTCATATTCCTATGGCACTACCCTTTATTATGGACACGGCCTAGACGATGTTCACGGAGTTCTACTTAGCGACTTCTCCACGGATTCTATTTATATAACTGGAGGGACTGGCTCTGGCGATGGGCAGTTTGACCATCCTAGGCAGATCGCATTTGACGGAACATATCTCTACATAGCAGATGACGTAAACAACAGGGTGCAGAAGTTTCTTGCATCTGATGGTTCGTTTATATCCAAGACCACGTTTACTCTATTACGCCCCTGGGGGTGTATTTATTACGGAGGTTTTGTGTATGTCACCTACAATTCTGGAACAGGCACAACCAAGATTATTAAATTCGATGCCGAAACAATGGTTTATCAGTCAACATTCGGCTCATTCGGATCTGGTGACGATAACTTTAACCAACCTAGGTCTATGGCAACAGATGGGGACTATCTTTATATTTGCGATTCGGCAAACAGTAGAATAAAAAAACATACCCTGGAAGGAACATACGTTTCTCAGATTGGCGAGTTCGGTACCGGAAACGGACAGTTCAAATTGCCAACGGGAATCGCTACAGACGGAACGTATCTTTATGTTGCAGACTATACCAACAAGAGAATACAGATACTTAATTGTTCCGATCTTACCTATGTAGCTCAGGTTTCTACGCAACTCAGGGAAGGCATCGGGGGAAGCCCAACGTCTGTAACGCTCAACGGAACATATTTCTATGTTACGTGCTTAAATAGTATGCCTTACTCGGGGTATATAGAAAAATACGATATAGCAACAAGAACATTCCAGGCATTTTTTGACCCGACAGGAAATGCCGCCGACAGCTACGGGACGGTCATTCTTCAGTATAAGGCTTCTCATGGAGACCTCATTGTTGCCTACGAGGACGGTACCTTTGTAGATATCTACCCGAAGACAAGGTTCTTCGATTCAGTCAGGCTGTATGAGGGTTCCGTAGAGACAGGAGAATACGTAGGCATCAGAACGCCGACAGACATAACGGCGAGCTACCATCTAACGCTTCCGTCAGCCGTTAGTTCAACCAAGGCTACGCCCTACGTTAGTTCTGGTGGGACAATCGGGTGGGGACAGAACGTAGATACCGATGGCTCACCTACGTTTGCGAACATCACGGACAATGGGTTGACGGCTACGCATCCGGTGTTTACTGACGCAAACAAGAAGCTAATATCAACCGGAACGCTCCCTGCAGATCACGGAGGGACTGGGCAAGCGGTATATGTCGTAGGAGATATACTTCATGCCTCCACAACCACGGAGTTATCTAGGATAGCTGATGTAGCAGTGGGCTCATATCTTTCCTCTGGGGGAATTGGTGTAGCCCCTGCGTGGGCGGCGCTTAATCAGGCCGCCGTCTCTGGCTTAACAATAACCGACCATCCCACGTTTGGTTATATAAATGTAACTGGCGGAGGAACATCATCTGTTCTTACAATAGGTGGAGCCGGAGGCGTTCATTCACTTGAAATATATGATGATGATTTTTATATCTATAAGGATTCTGGCGATCCGGCGCGGCTATATACTGGGTGTGTGTTTGCCCAGGGAAGCGTTAATCCGTATTTTTCTCTATATGACGGAACATATTATGGATACCTTGAAATATATGAGTCTGCATTAAGAGCTTTTTATAATAACAAGATAGCTTGGTCTATTGGAATAGATGGGTTAGTCACGTTTCCATATCAGGTAATATCGTCACTTGCGATTGGAACTTCCCCTTTTTCAATTACGTCCACAACGGTTAATACAAACCTCAACGCAGACCTTCTTGACGGCCTCCACTCAACGGCGTTCATCCCTCGCGTTATCTCTGCTACTGCGGCTCCGACGGTCAATGATGATATAGATACTTACCTCGAAGGGACGGTCTGGATAGAACAGGACGCAAACAAAGCCTATGTCCTAGTAGACAACACAAATGGTGCGGCGGTATGGACGGAGATAGGGGCCGGTGGGGCCGGTGCGCCAACGGGTGCCAAGTATATCGTACAAGAGGCTCATGCCGACCTATCTGCAGAACAATCTCTCGGAGCGTTAACAACCGGACTTTTGCTCAATACCGTCACCGCTGGAGTAGGCGTTCTCTCCAGGGCCGTTGCCTCAGACCTTCCTGCCCATGACTTACTGTCTGCTCAACATGGAGACACGTTGGCAGATACGCTAATCCGTGGCGACATGATTGTGGTAAACTCTACCCCCAGGGCAGCACGGTTACCAATAGGCTCTGCCGGAACGATCATCAAGTCAGATGGAACAGACGCGGCCTGGGCTGCACAAAACACGCTCAAGCTTGATGATTTCGGGACGCCAGACGATAACGCAGACCTTGACGTATCTGTTTCTGCGCACGGGCTTACTCCTAAGCTATGGGCTAGCTCATGGCAATCTTTTTCTCCCGCCTTCGCTAGCGGAGTAACAGTTGGAGACGGAACGCTTACCGGGGCATATATACAAATAGGAAAAACCGTTCACTTTAGGGTTAGGTTTGTTTTGGGAAGCACGTCAGCTATTACTGGGGCAATAATATTCACCCTTCCAGTTGCAGTCGCATCGTATGGAAGCCCTACGCTTATTGGGTTTGTCAACCTAATTGACGCATCTCCCGTAAACGCATATCAGGGGAACGTAAACAATAGCGGGGTTATTAAGGTTCTTGATACGTCTGGAGCGTATGCTTTCGGGGCCAACTTAAGCAGCACAGTTCCTTTCACATGGGCCAGCACAGATATCATTACTTTTCAGGGAACATATGAGGCGTCATAATATAGGATGATAAATACAATGGACAAAATACGCATTATCTCAGGATTACTTGGAGATTTTAGCACCGCTCCGTGGGGGTGCCTAAAGGCTGTGGACGGAAAGGTGACTCTCGATAAAGTGAAGGCTTTCAACCGTGCCAGGAGAATGCTAAACGCTGGCGCCAATGCGTTTCGAATCTTTAGGCAGAACCAGTATGAGGCCAACCCAAGATTTGATTTTTGGGACGATGGATATCTTTCTATGCTTAAGGAATTCGTGGAGATACTACACCAACCAATTCAGGGGCCACCTGGAGATAGGGTCGGCGCAGATGTTTTAATAGACATGTTTGACATGTGCAGCGATGACAAGAATTGGATTTTCAACAGACATTCTTGGCCTCGTGCAGAGGGTATTATGCAGGGGCTCTTTGATGCGCTTGGTGGGCTACCTTATGTTAAGTTCAGGGTTGGGAATGAACTAAACACGCCAGACTCAATTCCGTGGGTCACGGAATGCGTATACCCAATGTTTAAGAAAAACGGCAGGCTGCCATATTCATTCGGCGCAATCTATTCTACGACTGACGATTGGCTAGAGTGGCAGAAATCAGCATATAAAACAGCGTTTGGAGAAGACGCCATGTGTCACTGTTATAGGCCAGTACACCACGTCAAGGACGACAGGTCTATCGACCTTCTCGATGCGTGTAAGAATTGGATCGACGATGGAAATCCACTGTCTGTAGAAATTGGACCAGACGGCGTCATGGACGGACTCAATACGTGTGACAAAACGATATCTGGGTCAGGCGCAATTCAGACAAGGCCATCGCGAGAACAGTTTGCGTCTGCCGTAAAGTATTTTCTAAGCAGGCCTAGGGCGTTTCTTCTTCCAGATGGCCACGTTAAGTATGGAGTAGAGTGGGACAATAAGGTTGTCAACAATGATGCGTGCGTTGCAAGCATGATACAGACCATATCAGATGTTTACTTAGAAAGGTTTGGTTCATATCCAGAGAACGTTGGCAGATATCCACTTGACTGGATAGAATACGTTGATAGAGACATATGTTCGCAGACGGGAAAGCTCCACGGAAAATGCTGCAACATCATATGGAAGACGTTTATCAAGGGACAAGAGCCGCAAGAAACATGCATGGAGCATGATGGTAATTGTAAAAATTGGTTAAGCAACGGCAGGCTAAACTTTAGGTCTTGGTATCACTGTGTGTTTAAACATGGAGAAAAACGATGTCCGTGAGAACAGATAAGGAGGCAGATGGTGAACCCCCTCCTTTACTTTATCGTTGGCTTCGTCGTGGACGCACTGCTGATACTGTATTACCAGTGCATAACAAGGCCGAACCGATTGCTTGGGTCAATCCTAAGTGGCCTAATTACGTTTATAAACCTATTCGTATTGATAAGGTTGGTAAGATATGATAGTTTCGCTAACATGATTGCCTACATATTGGGCAACGTTGTTGCAACCTATTTCCTAATAGGGGAAAAAATGGCGGAGGGAAAAAAGAATGATTGACCCCGTAACCGGAATGCTTATCTCCTCTGGCGCAAATTTACTTGGTGGGTTGCTTGCGCCTAACCCGGAGAAGCAAAAAGAAAAGTATGCCAAAAAGGCAATGGGCAGAAAGATTGATGCCACCAACAAGTATCTTAAGCCCAAGCAAGAAAGGTATAACCTCTCAAGGAACCTTCCTCAGTTTGATGATTTGGTTAAACGAATGTCAATGGGTATGGCTAAAACTCAACTTGGGGACAGGGCCAAGGACTATGGTATTGATTTTGACAGTATGTTCGGGGCGTTGGCACAGCCAGCTGCCCAAGCGGGGCCTACCGCGCCTCCAAATGGCGGAGTAAATCTTCCCCCGGAACAGCCTCAGAGCATGTATGTTGATGCACTGATGCGCAAATATAAGATGGAGCCGTAATATGCCTTTCAATATTCCTTTCGAAAAGTTCAAAAGTTTACTTGGAAACTTTAACGCTGGAGACATTGGCGGAAGGCCCGAGGGAAGGCCGGTAGGGGTAGCCAATGGCATGGGTACGCAACCGCCTCCTGGGTTCAGCAACCCCGCGTTGGCTGGACAGGCTAGGGCTGGTGGAGGGATTAGGCCTATGCCTTCTTCTCCTCCTGTTTCGCCCGATGGCGGGATACGTCCGCCTTGGGAAAACAGGCAAATTAACGCCCCCGGAGGTGGGGCTGCGCCTCCGCCCCCGACCGATTGCAAGTGCAGGTATTGGCTCAAGGGATGGGACTTTAAGCGTTGGTGGGATTGCGTTTTTGGAGACGGGCCTAAAAAATGTAGATAGGAGAAAAGCAAAATGAATGTGCCGTGGGGAGAAGTCGGGGCAGGGGCGGTTGCGGGGATCGCGTTGGGGTGGAGAATCTATGATGGGGTTAGGGAGCGCAAGTTATCAAAGCAGTATGGCATTAAGGACAATCCTGACAGATGCCGTGAGCATGACCTTGCTATTGTGGGCATACAGAAGGACATCGAAGCCCTTAAAGAAGATATCAGCGAAATCAAGGCGAAGATTAACGCCCCGTTTCCCCATGAGTAAAAAAGGAGATTAACAATGTTTGGAATTGATGATGCAGTACTATTAGCCCTTGCGGCGGCTAGTTTTTTCGGCGGGAAGAAAGACTCGACACAACAGACAACGACAACCCCCGCTTATACACCGAGCGATCCGATGTACAATGTGCTTAGTCCATACCTTGCGAGTATGCTAACTCAGAACTTCCAGCGACTAAGCGGAGCAGGGTATCCGGGCGGCATTGGTATCGGCGGGAACATGAGCAACGACCTTATAGACATGATTGGCAACGCATGGCCGGACATTATGAAGAACGCTGGTACGCCGAAACAGGATACGGCAGGATGGAGTAAGGTTTCTGTTGCGGACTGTGCTAAAGGATGTAGCGCGAAAGGTATTAGATATGGCAATCCTGACTACGAAAAATGTATAAAGGATTGTATGTCTACTGGTATGGCGGCAAATAAAGCGAAAGACGCGGCGTCTGTCTAGGAGGGTAGAGTGGCGGTTACGTTTCAAGAAAGAAATTATATTGGCCTAGCCGGAGAGTTCAGGGTTATGTCTGAACTTCTTTTAAGGGGGTTTAATCCTGCCAAGTCCTACCTAGAGAATGGATACGACATCATATTAAACGATGGCACAAGAATAGAGGTTAAAAGTTCTCACAAGAAAAACAAGATTTATGATGTGGACTATAGAATAAATCACCCGGTTTATGGGGAGAATTACAGTCATCAAAAGCACGTAAATTTTCATCATTATGTATTTACTTTTAGGAGCGGAAAAATAAAGGGTCAGATTAATAAAAAATTTGATTTTGCTATTTGTTGGTGTATAGACGATAATGTTTTTTATATAATTCCCGTTAAAGAAATAAACGGGGGGGGATTCTCGATTGGGAACGCTTCTGATAAAGCAACGCACAAATTTTCTAAATTCAGAAACAATTGGGACATTCTCCACAAGGAGGGGGACCAATGAGTGCTTATTACCTTGGCAAGGGAACAACGACGCCAGCCGGGAGTCTCGACACAAATGTTTCCGGCATGACTCCATCTAATCTAGGTGGCGGCACTAATACGGGTGCGCCTCAAACGCAAAAGAGTACTTGGGCAGGATGTTCGGCTGACTGCCTGCGTAAGGGGCTACGTGCAGGAACGCCTGAGTTTGACCAGTGTATAAATTCGTGCCTTGGAACGACAACGCCTCCGGCAGGAAGTACGGATACAAATACCGGAACAAATACTGGTACAGAAAAAGAAGATCAGTCTGATTGTATCCTTCGATGCGCGCAACGAAGCCTGCCGGGAAGCGCGGAGTATTATAAGTGCGTAGAGATGTGCGGGAAGTGTGTTAATGGTAAAGATTGCGCCGGGAACGCAGATTGTCCTGGGGGAACGTGCGTAGGCGCAGTGGCTGACCCGGTTACCAAGCGTATCACGCCCGGTAAATGTTCGTGCGCCGAGACAACGCCTACGCCAGCCGCAGGGGGATGTCCCGCCGGATCACCGGGAACGCCTGTATCCGGCCATCCTGAATGTAATTGCGGCGACGAGTGGAATACCGCTACCACTACCTGCCCTCCCGGATATGTATTTCAGACCAAGCAGATAGGCGGGAAACAGAACCCCGGCATGGTAGGGCGGTGTATATGCGAAGCATTAACGCATGGTGGCGGAGGGACTGGCTCGACCGCCGGATCGCTCGGTGAATATAAGTATCCATCCGGTATGTCTGAACTGATGTCGTTATTGTTAGGGCGCGGCAAGGAACTTATGGGTATGCCGTTGGGGTATAGTCAGGAAGCGCAGGACAAGATGTTCGGGCTTGGGTTCGAGAATGTCAGGGCGCAGGAGAAGCCAGCGCGAGAACAGTTATTGAATACGCTTTCTAGGCAGGGCATGAGCGGCACCGGAACTGCGGCGGGGCAGTTAAGCGACTTGTCGTGGAGCGCAGAAAAGAATATAACAGACTTGGCCCGACAATTATTTGTAGGTAATGAAGATAAAAAGAAGGCAGACCTGCTAGACTATACTGGTGCGGCAAGTAACATATACGGGCAGGGCATGTCATCGGAGCAACTTTTAGAGGCGATTAACGCGGCTCGTAGGGGCGAAGGTAATACGGCCATGATGCTATTGCTTCAACTGGCCGGGCTATACAAGTAGGAGGATGACATGAATTTATACGCGCAGAAAATGATCGACATGATGAATAGGACTGGACAGCCACAGACAACTACGACTAAGGTAGAACAGCCGAACCAAGGGCTAGATATAGGTAGTCTTATGATGATGCTTATGCTAGGCGGTATGTTCAAGGACAAGAATCCGGCCTTATCTACGGCAACAAACTCGGCGGCAACGAATGAAATCTTGGGGAACAACCTTTCGTTCGGGATGCCATCGGCAAACCAAGCGTCTCCCTTTACCATGAACGCCCCTTCCGCGTCAGGTGGGATGGATATGCCGTCATTGATTGCGCTCATGGCTAAGTTAGGCCCACTCGCCGCAGGTTCCATTAACCCATTCAAGTAGGAGGCAACCATGCCTATTAATATAAACTTTAGGAATACGAATGAACTGCTACAGAGGTTCCTGCCATACCTTATGCAACAGAAGCTAGGTGAGCAGTCTGCGAAGCGACAAATGGATGTATACTCGTATGAGGATAAGTTGAGGCGAGAAGCGGCGGCACAGGCAGACGTTTACACGCGTCGGGGGATAGAACAAAGACATAAGACCGCCGAAGAAGAGGCCACTGCCGAGTTCGAAAGAAGCGTTAAGAAGTTGCCGTATGTTAATCAACTATTTATGGAATACCAAAAAAGCCCTACCCCAGAAATAGAGAGTAAAATAAAAGAAGTCGGGACGCTCTATGATGTCGCTTATGGTAATCTTCAGCAGGGTAAGCCGATACCCGGCGAGGTTATGGCGAAACTGGTAGCCATTGATCCGAGATCAGAAATTATAAATAATATCATTTCAAACTTTACTTCTCGTTCCGGGCAGGAGATTGAAAAGGGACGGCTTGGATTAGAAGGGCAGAAGTTCGGACTTGAGCGGCAGAAATTCGGGGCAGAACAAGGGACCGTTGGCAAGTCTAGTGGAGAGAAATATAAGTCTAACAAGGCAAGCGAAATAAATAATGCCTTGAGTTTCATGGTTCCGTTCGCGCGTGGTGGTGGCATTAGCGAAGATGGTTCAACGATAGCGACGGGAGACGACGCCCTCGACCGGGCATTAATGACAAGCCTACGTTCGCCCAGTGCGAATAAACAGAACTATACTCAATATGCCGAAGCCGCCGGAACCCTGTCAGAAGAATTGACCAATATGTTAAATTCCGTCTATAATGGAGACACGTTAACGCCAGAACAAGACAAGTTAATAAGTATGTCTAGGAACCCGGCGAAGATGCTTAAATGGTATGTAGATAAAAATAATGCTAGACCAGTAAATACAATGACTGCGCCTACTACAGATTTCGGGAAGCCCTCGATGGGCGGGGCCGTTGAGCAGGAACCTCAGATTCCTGCCCCGGCTGTCACGGCCCCTGCGGCAACTCCCCAGGTTCCATCCATGTCTGGTGCCGACTTGCCTCCCGGAACTTATATAGAAGTTAATACACAGACGGGAGAACGTAAGGCTTATATCAACGGACAATGGATACGAATAAGATAGTCCCTACGCCGGAGCCGGGGTTCATCTTGGAACAGCAAACCCCCATGCCAGAAGCTGGGTTTGTTTTAGAGACGCAGAACAAACCCACGCCTGAGTCGGGGTTCGTGCTAGAGCAGGCGACCCCACCCACTACGCCCGGCACAGATAAGCCGTCATTCTTAAAGACGCTTGGCGGTCAGTTCGTAGATAAGATAGGTGGGTTGGCCGAAACCGGGTTAGCGGCGGCTAGTTCTATCGCGGCGTTTCCCGTTGGTGCGGCAGTAAAGGCCGGGAAGATTTTAACCACCGCACAGCAAGCGGCTTTTAAGCCACCTGATTTCGCAGAGATAAACAAGGTTGGTAATAAGGCCGCAGAATTATTGACATACCAACCTAAGACCGAGTTCGGCAAGATGACATCGGAGATACTTGCGTCGCCCGTCATGGCAATACAGGAAGGAATAAGGTCGGGAGCAAAGGCACTTCGCTATGGTCCACAAGCGCAGGAAGCCATCGTTGCCATAGGCGATGTCGCTATTGCTACGCTTTTACCGAAACTTATAAATGAAACGAAGAAACTAGGCAGGGTTATACCTGATGCCATATATGAAAACTCGATTAAGGAAGTTGTCCAAAAGGGAATAGATACTGGCCATACGCCTGAACAGATGAGGGTGGTAGAACGCGCGATTAGACAGAACGTACAGCCGGGTACAATCCTTGAGGAAGTAAAGCGTAATGTCGGGGTAAGGAAAGCAGAGGTAAGGGTAGGCCCGAAACTTGCGGAACCGATAGTCGAGGAAGTTCCCGTTACACAGCCAACGGTCATCCCTGAAGCGGCGGGAGCGCAGGAGATACGCATAAGTACAGACCCGGCTACTAAAGAGACGGTAATTAAGGTCATGCCTAAGGTAGATACGCCTGTCTCAAGGCCTGTAGATATGCCCGCCATTGGCCCGGAGAAGCCCGTAGAGGCAAAAATACAGGCTACCCCTACTCCGACTATGGCTAAACAGCCGTATGGGGCCGTAGACTATGCTAAAAAGGGAGATTACATTCAATTTAGGGAGAACGGCCCTAAAACTGCACTTGATTATGCAGATTATCTTTCCGAGAAATCGAGTGAGTCATCCGGAATTTCCGGTAAACTGGAAGAAGCCAATCTGCCCACGCAGGGTAAGGACATATCTAAACTAGCTATGGAGGCCAGTAGCTTCGCTGAGTTTACCAAGAACTTCAAGCAAGTAAAGGGCGGTAAGTACTGTATATAGGTATAAACATGACAACGATATGCTATACCCAAGATCAACTTAAAGAGATATGGGACAAGGCCCAGTTAGATAAGCAAGGCAAAGAGGCGATGGCTAAAGATATATACAGGCTGACATCGGGCGAGTTCTTCCCTAGGAACTGGTCAAGAGATACGGCCGAAGAGATACAGGATAATAGGCAGGGGCTGGTCCTCCATGCGTTAAAGAACTTCGACCCCGAAAAGGGGAACATCGAGCAGTTCGTTCGCGGCAACACGCAATACTTTAGCCGTGGCCTGGAAAGGACGAGGGCCAATCAACCCATACTAAAAGAGACTCAGCCGCCAGTAGCAGAAACGGAGACGGGTAGGCTTGAGGTTGATTTCTCAAAGGAAGCATCTGCCCTAGAGTCTGAAGGATTGGCTAAAAATAAACCGCCAGCAAGAACAGAGATAGAAAAAGACATAGAGATAGAAAGAACAAAGGCCGGAGACGTAGCCGATGAAATCCTCAGAGAGGGTGCGGAAGGCGATGAAAAGACCTATGAAATCCTAAAGGCGCGGCAACTGGACGATCCTGAATCATACGACTCACTTGCTGAGAGGCTTGGCATATCTCATGGGACGGCCCACTCCCTATATAAAAAGGGCGTAGCTAATTTGCTAGACCCGTCGAAGATAGCAGAACGGATCGCCAAACTAAAAGGGAACGAAAGCGAGAGTAAGGCCGCAGAATTAGCAAAGAAGATGGACGCCGCCCTTGGCCCGACTAAATCAAAGGCTGGCCTTTCCGTTCAACAGGCACACCCCATCCCTGCGTCAGCGTCCGGCAAGGGAAAGGTAGCCTTCCCCAAAGACATAGAAGAGCGTTATCAAAAGGCAAAGAAGGTTCCCGCACCCCCGGTTGGCGAGAAGGTCGGTGGGGTATTAACAGAACTTAGGCATGGCATAACTCGGACTTATCCAACGCTTCCTAATACCGGAGAAAACATAGAGGTTAAACATTCGCTAAAGCGGCTTGAGAAGGCGCGGAGCATCGTCGCGGATAAACTGGTTAGGACAGAGAATAGTATGTATTATAAACTCAACCCTGACCAGTATGATTTAGCCAACAGAAAAATAGTTGTCGATGATCTATTGAAAGAGGCTAAGTCTGGACACGACCTTCCTTTTGGGTTTGATGAAGCCACGCTTAAAGACGTTGCCCCGAAGTTAGACAAGGCCGCCATTGACGATGCCGCCGTATCCGAGGCATTAAAGGACAGGAAAGAATACTGGGATAGCGTAAGGAACGACTATATATACTATCGAGATAAAGTCGGCCATGACGTTTCTGCGGTATTGAATAATACGGATTACTTTAGACATTCCGTTCTTGAACTTATGAACAAGAAACGGCTTCTCGCTGGGACGGGGAAGAAACTAAGAAAGCATACCGGGCAATCGTTTCTCAAGAAGCGCGGCGGTAGCGAGATGGACATTCTATCCGATCTCGTCCAGGCCGACCACGAGGTGTTGGCCCAAATGCTTTATGATATTGAAGAAGCAAAGGCGATAGACCACATTAGGAAAACACAAGACATATCTAAGCGGCTCAGGAAAGAGGCCAAAGAAAAGGGCGTTGACATAGAAGAACTTATTCCCGATGGATATACTAAGTGGCAACCGAAGGAGGGCAACACCTTCTATGTGGCCGACACTCTCCCGGCGAAGGTCGCGGAGCAGATACTCATGGGGGAACTAAAAGACCTTGGAGTCGTAGAAGATAGCCTTCGGAAGAGCCTCGCCGTAGGCAGGGAGCGCGAGACTTGGATCATCCGCAAGGAGGTGGCCGACACCCTAGACAATCTAAAGGCACCCCAAAAGATTACGCTTACTAGCCAGATATTTAAGAAAATTAACCTCGCCTGGAAATGGTCTGCCCTATCTCTTCCCCGAAGGACGATTAAATATAATCTGCGGAACGTGAGTGGCGACTCAGAGCATACGGCAGTCGGGAACCCGAAGGCGTTTCTCCGCATTCCAAAGGCTTGGAAGGAAATGTGGGAGGTTTACTTCGGGGATCGCCCATTGACCGGAGATGCGCTGATCTTCGCTGACAAGGGTGGCCTGCAAACAACCCTCCAAGTCCAAGAGATAACCGATATCCCAAAGCTCCCGGTATTTAAGAACCTATACGGGGCCAGTAAACTAGGCGACATTAATATATTCAAGAAATATTGGAGGACGGTAAATAAGGCGTCGAATTTCAGGGAGGCCACGCTTCGTTATGCCAACTTCATTGAATATAAAAGGCAGATGCAAAAGAACGCGAATGGATTTCCAGATAATTATGGGGCATCTATCCCCGAAGAAATACGGGGACTAGGGAATATAGACGACCGGGCCTTTCGTTTATCCAACGAACTTCTTGGGCCATACGATGAGGTTTCGGAAACCGGGAAGAAACTCAGGATGGGGCCATATCCTTTCTGGTCATGGACAGAATTAAACACTAAGTTCTATTACCGAACCCTTAAAAATACTGTCTATAATAATGACGCTTCCCTGAAGATGGGGAAGAAGATACTCAAGGGAACCGAAGCCGGGGCCAAGCTAGGGATAGGGACGACCATCCGCATAGGTAGGTTTGCATTAAAAGCGATGGGCCTAACTATCCTTCTCGCCGCATATAATAATATATTCTATCCAGACGAAGAGAAAGACTTGCCTGAAAACGTAAGGTACAGGGTACACCTTACGCTTGGCAGAGATAAAGATGGAAAAGTTAAATACTTCTCTAGGCTCGGATCGCTGGGCGACTTTCTAAACTGGTTCGGAATGGATGCTCCCCAAGCGTATGTCGCCGATTACCTGAATGGGAGAAAGGCAATTAAAGAGATTGCGATAGAGCTGGCGAAGTCTCCGGTTAATGTTATAACATCAGGCATATCTCCGTTCCTCAAGGCCCCCTTTGAGATAGCGATGCGAAGGTCGTTGTTCCCCGATGTTTTCAAGCCATCTCAAATCCGTGATCGTGGCCTATACCTAGCTAGGCAAATTGGACTAGAGGATGAGTTCCGGGCCATAGCGGGCAAGCCGGGGAAGCCGTATATGTCAACCTTAGATCAACTTGCCATATATAAATCAGACCCATACGAAACAGCATATTATGAGATGCGCGACATCAAAAACGATTGGTTTAAGAAGGAAGGCAAAGAGCAGGTCAACTTCAACTTAACCCCATCGTCTGAGGCTCTTTATAATCTCAAGTTGGCCCTGAGATACAAAGAACACAAGCTGGTTAATAAATATGCCGAACAGTATGCCCATATCGTAGCCCTTCGACATAAGGGGGAGGCCGAAAGCAAGGTTAGGAAATATATCAAGGACGGGATTATACAATCGCTAGAGAACCTTCATCCTCTTTCTGGCGTTAAGGTCGGAGATAGAAGGCGATTTGTTCAATCGTTGCGCCCGGAAGAAAAGGATACCCTGGTTAAGTCTATCAAGTTCTATAATGAAATTCTATTGGGTAATAACGATATTGTTGACTAATCTGGATATATAAAGGAAAGGGATAATGTCTAAACGATTCTCCTCAAATACTCTTTCAGACGAGGAAACGGATAAGCTATTCTGCGTCATGGGACGAAAGTATGGGGTCAAAAAACTCCTGCTTAAATCCGTCTCTTTAATTGAATCTAGTCTCGATGAGAGGGCGTTCAGGGCAGAACCTGGATACTGGCAAAGGAATAAAGAAAAGATTCTTGCCAAGTTTCCCGAACTAGATGGTCGCGACCTAGCTGAGGTGTCTTCTTCTTTTGGCTTAATGCAATTGCTTTTCACTACTGCTTGGGGCCTTGGGTTTCGAGGAACCGGAGAAGACCTGTATAACCCGGTAATAAACGTGGAACTTGGAGCAAAACTCCTAGATCAACTCCGCACAAAAGCTAGGGGTTTCGGCGTTCTTGCTAAATTTCCTTCCCTTATTGAATGGGAAGTGATATTGTGTTTATATAATGGTGGGGCAACAGGAAACCCAGACGACAAGGGTAAGTTAAGAAACCAGAAGTATGCAGACAAGGTTATGAGAACTTTTTATGACCTGAAGAAGAAAGAGATGGATTGTCTAGAGGAATAAATGCCTTGGCCCAAAGGTTCTGTCCCCTGGAACAAAGGATTGCGGGGAATATATTCAGACGAAACTCGGAAAAAGATGGGGGCAGATAAGGTAGGGAAACCACCTTGGAACAAGGATCATTATGGACACCTTAACCATCTCTTCGGTAAAAAACAAAGCCCAGAACTAATAAAAAAAAGAGTAGACGCAAGGAAAAATAAGAACTCTTTTGTCGGACACCATCACCCCCATACAGAAAAAACCAAAGAAAAAATTAGACAAGCAAGATTGATAAATAATCCTGGCGCACATAAACCAGGAGAAAAATATCGTGGCATTCCACCGACCGGAGAAAAACACTGGAACTGGAAGGGCGGAATAGCTCATTATAATAATAGGAAAGACATTCATCATACAAAAGAATATAAAGATTGGCGAAATGCGGTTTTAGTCAAAGATAATTATACTTGTCAATTATGTAAAAACAGTGGTGGAAAACTTATTGGTCATCATATATTTCCGTGGGCTGGTTATCCAGAATTAAGATTTAACATAATGAATGGCATGACCCTTTGTAAGGCTTGCCATTTGTTGACCCATAAAAAACATAATTTATAAGGAGAGTGTATTGAACATACCAGGATTTTCCCACGGATTCAGATGGACAGATGGAGCAAAGGATGACCTACTCCGGTTCATCGCTGAGGGGAACACGATTCGCAACTGCTCTGAGATGATGTCCATTAAGCATGGGCAATCCGTTACGTATGAGGCGGTCGGTTGCATAATGAAAAAGCAGGGCTGGAAGGTCGATACGCTGAAAAAGAATATCGACGTAAAGACCTACAAGAACCTGACGATCCCGATGGATGATTACATGATTTCATGCGATATCCATGCCCCATACTATTCAGAGCTATGGGCAAACAGGTTCTTTCTTATCGCTGAGAAGTTTAGGATCAGGAAACATATCTTGGCTGGCGACCTGTATGATTTTAACTTTGCAAGCAAGTATCCATCCGAAACTCCGAAGGACTTGGACAAAGAGGTTTCGGGATGCGACCAAGCGTATAAGCTAGTCGATAACTTTGACACGACATACTTCATACAGGGGAACCATGAGCGCAGGATCGGGAACTATACCGAGGGAACGATTAAGGCGCGGCATATCTACGACACGTTCGGGCTGACCAAGTACAACGCCAAGATAGTCTATAGCTTGTTCGACCGCATACAAATTGAGGACAAGTATATGATTATGCACCCCAGTTCGTATAGTCAGGTAAGTACGGCGGTAAGCAAACGCATGGCAGAGAAGTACAGCATGAACATACTTAACGCTCATGGTCATTTCTGCGGGCTTACGTTTGATAGAAGCGGAAAGTATCTATGCGTTGACTTGGGCGGGTTGTTCGAGATAGAGAAAATAGAGTACTGCTCTATAAAAACGACAACGCATCCTCTCTGGAATAATGGGTTTGGGATGATACGGAACGGTAAATTTACTTTGTTCCATCCTGGTACGGATTGGGACTACTGGTTGGGGAGCCATGAAGCTAAAATATAAGGTACTTATAGGTGGGTCTATACTATTCATTATCCTCGCGTCCTTCTATGTCTGTTGCGATAGGGCGAAACTTGTAGATAGGATAAGCGTAGAGAAGGGGAAGTATGAGGCGTATAGGCAGATAACTATAGCCAACGAGGAGATATCAGCCAAGTATATCAAGGAGCAACTAGCCAAGATCGATGAACTCAGCGGGCATATAGACTCTGCCAATACAGTTATCGCTACGCTACAGGCTCATCAGGAACAGGCTAATGGTACGATAGGGAGCCTTAACGATAAACTTGCACAGGCACAGACAGACGCAGAGAAGGTGCCTATACTTACGGCCCTGGTTCAGGAATGGATAGGTAAGTTTAATCTGGCACAGGCTACGATAGCAGAGAAGGATAAGATCATCTTCAGCTTAACTGAAAAGTATCAGGCTCAACTTCAAATCTCCGAAAGATATAAGGCGGATTGGACGGCTGAAACATCTCTAAGAACCCTGGCTGAAACAAGATTGAATCTACTGGATAAAAGGGTTGTAGACTTAGAAAGAAAACTAAAGCTGAGCAACGCTGTCGACCTGATACTTGTAGCAGGAGCGATTGCTGTAGCATTGTTTAAGTAGCCTCCGCGTTTAATAATCCCAATACTCTTCTACCTCTTCTGGCGTAGTGTCCCTTGCACCATGTTTTAGTTTCAGCCAATCTATAAAAGATACGTAATCATAGTGGGGAGAGCAACTGGTTCTGCGCATCCAATCATCGTATTCTTCTTTCGCCCTATCCAGATTTATTTCCGGAGATATGACGATATGTTCAACTCCAGCATCGGCCCAATCTCCCCCACTCATCATGGCGACTATTCTCATGTTATCTCCTTGGCCTCAAGCAATTCTGGATGCTCGTAGATATTTCCGATGACCTCTATTTCTTTCGGATCGTCATAATAATTTAACTCTAAAAATGATTCCCCTTCATCATTCTCTGTTTTGTCCATGAAGCCAAAGCCTGTTAATCCATTCCAATTTCCGTCGTATCCAATCTTCCCGAAAACAATCTCATGGACCTCCTCCCTCATGTGAACAATGTCCCCCTCATAGATTTCCTTGCCATTCTTGTCCTTTAGGCCAGTATATTGCATGACAACCTTGACATTGCCAGATGACGGGGTGGACATCGATGGCTGTAGATAGGTCATCTTCTTTAGTTCCTTGCTCATCCAGTCTGTTGATTCCTGCTCTTCGAGTCTAAATGGGCAACCATACTCCATCCATTCTTTTCCTCCACAGATAACCCAAGCCCTGAATTTAATTGGCCTCATATCGTCTCCTTATCGTGGGCATAGATTAGTGTTCCATAATTATTAATAGTATCTATTACTATTGATATGTCAGTATCACATCCGGGGGCTATTAGAATAGAATCAAAATAATATATGCCTTGTCCGGCATTAATCTCTGTCAATATATATAAACCAGTAAAATCGTGATAGTTAAAAAAATATATACTTCCAATGGTCGGCGTCATATTGTTTCCTTATCAGGACATATATCGCAGGGCGTTCCTGCATCTGCTATCTTATCATTCACGAGATACCCACATGACTTCCATTTCTTCATAAACTCTACGCCATGCTTATTACATAACCTGAAAGTAGATATGATATTATTAGTCTTTGGATAGCATACATGATATAGGGTAATGTTAGACGGCTTCTTTGTCATTGTTCTGTTCCTTTATGTTCTCTAGGTCAATGGCCCTATCTTCGTTCCGTATAATAAAAAAGGCGAGCCATTTAAGGAAGCCCTTGCTTACAGACTTGCGAGTATATAACTGCATAAGCGTTGAAATTTGGTGTTCACCGCGATAGATTGGAACCTTCCATTCTTGGCCGGGATGATCTGGCGAATTGTATAGGATATGATGGCCCTGTATGACCCTTGCTTTCTTCATTTCTTTTTCTTCCTGACAACGACAGTCGGCGGTGTGGCTGGACTCTTGACTATCTCAATTCCAAGGTAGTCAATGATCGCATCGACCTTTTCCCCGATAGTGAGGGGATCGTCTGGTTGGAATTCTCCCCAAGCTGGGTCTCTATGTATTGGCTCCCGATTCTTTGTGTGTACGTGCTTCCAAATTGCCGTAAATCTTTTTTCCGTTTGCTTAGATAAATCCTTAACTTGTTTTAACATTTATTTCTCCTTACTTATGATACCTCTTGCTTGGTATAACTTTGATAGGTTCATTAGGCTGGTCAATTATATCTTGGAACCGCGCCCTAAGCACGACAAGTATACCATGATGCTTTTCATACATCTGCCTAGCCTTCTCGTTATCCTTTATGGAATCGTTATAATGTAGCTCTTTAAGTATAACAGACTTGCACGCATCAAGCGTATTAACTACATCCTCTACGTATATAGGCTCTTTCCTTGTGCCTACCTCAGTCTCCCATGCCAGTTGCATATTATTTACTCCTTATGATAATGAGATTGTCTGCGACTCCCCTTGCTCCCCAGCCGATGGCGAAGGGCAGAACGCCCGGATAATAGTAGCCAGCGCCGACAACGATCACGAGCAGGGCCAGCTCGACCCCGATGAACGCTGCGGGCTTACCGACAAGCGGACGGAAGATGATGTTCGCCTCCTCGCCCTTGCCATGCCTAACGGCCCACAGCGTGATCCCCACATCGGCGGCGACAAGGACGGCGTAGATAGCGGATAGGATGAGCGTGGTCATTTTTTATACCACGGGAAAAACATCCCCGCCTTATCAATCTCATCGATAACCGACTTTAGTTTCATCATCAGCCGTATTCTTTTTTCTAGTTCCATCCTTGTTTCTTCCTCAACCATAATTTCCGTTGCCGTTGTAGGGACTGGCGTTTTCTTTTTGCTCACTTTGCCTCCTCAAAATCATTGATGGCCTTGCGGATCAGCGGCATGGCGTTCCTTAATTGACTGTCTGCGTGAGGCCAATACTCAAGGTTCGCTTTGAAATGATCTAACATGGCCTCAATGTTTGTCCAGTCAACGGAACGCGCCGCCTCGCACAGCGCATCTGCCGCCTTCAATGGCGATATACCCCGCGCCGTTCTCATGGCTTCCTCCTTCTGATAAGCCCGACGATTGAACGCCGAATCTTCCGGCATCGATTGGTGGTAAGGATTAACACGCCGCCAATGTCTTCACTAAGAGAGCCACACCCATCGAAGCCAGTAGAAAGTGGGCAATCTTCACAAGCCAAGTCAACCCACTCAATCATTTCCTTTTCGGTCACTTGCTTAACGTCGCTCATCTTCCTCCTCCTTCATGGGTTGGCCGGGTCATTCCTCGACGGCAATCATCTGACCATCGGGTAGAGCTTGAATAATAGCCTTCCCATTGCTAATTGCGGGCGCGGCAGTCTTGACCCATCCCTCATGTGCCTGCCCCCTTGGCACAAAATCACTAGACCCACTACACCAAATCAATGCCTCCACCAATTCCGCGATAGCCTTTTTCATGTCTAATACTTTCATGTTTATACCTCCTAAAATCATGCTCCTCCTCCTCCTCCTCCCCCGCCTTGCCGGACTTAATGACCGCCCACCACCAGCAGATCACGCCCACCATGACCAGCCAGCAGACGATTAGCCCGATGATCGTTGATGCGCTCATGGCTTATTCTCCATGTTCCTTGATGCACTTCCGGGGCCTGATGAACTGGCCTTTCCGTTCTCTGGGCCTCTTGTGGTCCCCTTCGGACCAGTAGCCCAAGTTGCACATGAATTCCTCGTAGCCAAAACTAGCCACGCCGACACATGGACAATCTGTGCAGTATTGAGGATCAGAAAGTTCGATCTCGATTTTCATGGTTGACCTCTTGATGCGCTCACTTGGCCTCCTTCGGCACGACAGGTACTTCTGATATCGGTCCACACTCCGCCTCGATAACGTCTCCGTCGCTGTCGTAGTCTGGCCTACCATGAGAAAATATTTTATGGTCAAACAACTCGCCACATTGTTCACAGCGATACTGCCTCGGCTCTTCTTCCTTCTCTTCCTCCTCCTCCGGCACGTCATAATCGGGCAGGGGGCAGAAGGGAGGGATGGTAGTAACATCAAGTAGAGCTTTTCCGGGATGATTGTAAATACAATATTCTCCGAGCCATCTTCCCAATTGCGAAGTTCGATGCTGCAAATATGGACAATGGCTACAATACTCGATCACCAGCATCTTGCTCATCGCGCCTCCTCTGGCTTATCCTCAAAGCTGACGCCCTCAAGCTGATTGCCTTCTACTAACGATTTCAGTACACCTTGCCAGTATTGAACTTCTTTGTCGCTATCTGTCTTTACTTTATCCATCTGTACTTGTATATCTTTTATCTGTTTCTTATAATGGTCATTAGTTATGTGCCAGCCTGTAGTGGCACCGATAAGGAAGTACAGGAGATACGAAAGCGATATAAGTATACGAGAATCGCCATTGTCCCGTATGCGTATTTTCATTTATGCTCCTTGATATTAAAGTCTATCCCTCCGATAGACAAATTAACTCCTGGGCCTGCCTGATGATATATCCTCATGTGTTCGGCCATTAGCCTAGCTACCTCAGCGTTCACGGCCGGAATAAGATAGTCATCAATTAGCCTTCTTAATGATTCGTTGGTTACTTCGTTTTCCTTGTCTTTCACTTGATCTCCTTTGGTTCGATAGTAAATAAGGGGAAGTCCAACAAGGAAAGGGGAAAGATTGGGAGGTAAAAAACGGGAACCTCATCGGACTCCCCCGGACATATCGGGTATATCGTATCTGGATAATTAGCCTGTATAAACAGCATATCCTTTATTTCGTCTATCTGTAGCTGTATGCGTATCTGAGCCGCGTCTATCTGCTCCTGCATCTTCAGTTCTGCCTGCCTAGTATCATCCTGGCAGAATAAAAGTATAGGCATAGATAGGATTAGTGCAATAACGTATCTCTTAATCACTTGCAGACATCCTTATTCAAGCATTTTCCGGTATCGTTATCTACATGAAGTTTCTTGCCACATCTGTCGCACTCGCTGAACAGCGTCTTTGGAACATAGCATGGCAAGCAATAATGAGTAGGTTCATGCCTTATATATGTGTCTTTATAGCATCCGGGGCAGATAAAGGCGTTCTGCTCTGATGGTATAACGCTGTTCGCCATGCGCGTAAGTTTAGCCTGGGTTTCGATGATACAGGCCGACCTAGCCTTTGCGTATTCTTTCGGATCGATCACAAGCGGCTTGCTCATAGCTCCCTCCGTCGATATATCTTTCCTTTCTCGATCTTATAGTAATCTTTATATGGTTTTCTAACCCCCATCGCTACTGGGTAATCATAGTCGGTAGTTCTCAGGATCAACGCGTTCTCGTCCTGCGCCTCAACGGGAATAAGCGAACCGAACGGCACCTCTTCCCATTCAGGCTCGAAGGCTTCGGGGAACCATTTCTTCATCAGCGCCATTGAGCCAAGCCAATCAGGGACATTGGCAATTTCCTTCACCCGCGCTTCCGTGATTATAAATTCTCGCATCTTGCCCTCCTGTTCCATGCCCTTATGTCTTTAGGTTCGTCTATATAATCTAACCAAGAATCATAAAGCGGACACTTATATTTGTGTGGAATCTCATATTGGTCCCAGTTTGCCTTGTCCACGGCTACCCGATATTTCTTTGGCTTCCCGCCGCAGAACGGACAGGGTTTAAGTTTTGGCTTACTCATTTTACCTTTACCTCGCTTAACCAAAAATACTCGCATAAACACAGAAATCGCTGGAATGGCAGTATCAGGTCAACACGCCTGAATGACCTGCGTGTAGGCAGGCCAGTTTCGCGGCTCAGATACACAAGATCAGCAAAGTCTAGCCATTTTCCTAGTGTCATTTCTAGCGCGAAAAGATACGCCGCTATCTGTAGAAGATGATCTGGATATACAACGGCCTTCTTCCCACTATACGTTTTATAGTCTTGTATGCCTTCCTCTGCCATGTTTCCCTTATAACAATGAACGTCAAGCGTACCGGCATATTTATGTAGGTTGCTATATACCATAAACTCAGACTCGATGACCTTAATACCGGACGCTTGCTCCTCTTCTAGACACGCCTCGAAAGGCTGTCGTAAGGTGGGGTCTAGCGGATATGCGCTTGTCTTATGATATACGTCCATAGAACCGTGTATCCGGCTACCATAATCCATCGCATCCTGGCTTACTTCCTTGTGGTATACCGAGGCTATCTCTGCGATATCGTCTAGGCTATTAAATACGTCATTTGAGAACGCCCCGTTTATTATCAGGTCGGACACCATCTTCCGAAAACACTCAACATCAACCTTGCCAGCCCAGTCTATAAGGTGATACTTAGCCAAGTTCCTCAATATCGTAGTTACTGACGGATATAGTATAGGTTCACCCATGCCTATCGGTATCGGATACCAGCCCTTACCGTTTCGCTTGCTCACGCTCGTTTTCTCCTCTCCCCCTGCCCAACCACTCGGATAGCCAAGATCGTGCCTCTACGGGCCTCTGGCGCGGCATAAATGGCATATCTACGGCTCATCACGTAACCTCCAAGCTCTTTTTATAATGCCTAAACTTCTTAATCGCCTCGGTTATCTTGCTATATAAGAACTTCAGGTCTGGCCCCGAGCCCATGTGAAAGCTGAGATTATTGAACTGCTTGCCGACAAAATGACGCGGAGGCCGGATAGTCATTTGGTATATGTCCAACCAAGCCTTAAATTCGGTATCGCTTATCTTCTCAGCCTTCAACGATCCTTTGATGGCGTTAATAATCGCATCCCTTTCTGCGTCATCGACTATCGGGGCATCTTTAGCAATCCTATCCGCGCTGGTAGAAATAGCCTGCTTAACCGCAGATTCTTCTACCTGTATCTCTTCGTCGGTAAAGAACGATCCTTGACTAGGCTTGGATGATGTATCTACCTTTACGGCATTGTCGCCCAATCCTCCCCATCCTCCGCGCCCACCGCCATCGAAAACATTAACTTTGGGGTCGGTTAGATCAACTTTAGGCTCAGAGAAAAAGCTGTCTTTGTCGGTGGTTGTCTCCGGAGCATCTTCGACCAACTCTGCCACAACCTCTGTCGCCTGAAGCCTCGTGTGGTCTATGGGCATTTCCTCTGCTGAATATGGCATACCAGAAAACTCATCGGGAAAGGCCATACGAAACGCCTGAGAGATAGCAACCTTCTTGAGCATAGTTCTAGGCTTTTCAGCCCAAAACCTAGTTGGCCGACCCTCTTTAGTCTTTTGTATGTATTCATCCAAATAGACCTCATGCTCAAGCGGCTCTGCCCAATCCTTACGGTAAACCTTTACCCATGCCTTGAGCGGCCTTCCTGTCTTGGGGTCGTCAATCGTTCCACTTTTCATCCCCCCGTATTTATCTGTTCTTTCGGCTCTCTTTAGGTATGCGTCGTATCCGACCACAAAGGTTGCTGGCTGGTTGCCATACTTGATGAGATAGATTTCGCGCTTAAATGGGTTAAGGTTGAACATAACACACTGGTTAAGAAACAGGGCTATCTCTTGATCTGACGCATCCTTATTGATGTATGCCCTAACCGTTTTCGGGTTAAGTTCAATCTCTGCCCTTTGCTTGGGTTGCTCGATAGCCGAAGGTTCAACCTTTACGATTGACGTATCTTTTTCGTCTGACATTATTTTTACCTCTCAATACATATATCCATACTGGTCAAAGGGGCCAATCTTTAGGGAATAAACGCCTAAACCTATCAATCCCCCCAACTAGAGTAAAGCTATCTGGGTCAAGTCGCATTGCGTGATTGAGGCTACCCTCAAATCTTTCCCATGTTTCCCAGGTCTGCTCTCCACATAGATCAATAAAGCTGTCCGATATCGTATCAAACCAAGCAAACCGCCTCTCCCCATCCGTAATCTGATCTCCCAAGTCAATAAATCGTATCATGCCAACCTCCTAGAAGGGACACTCCTCCGGTACAATCGGCCCGCCCTTCTTCGGCTCTTCCTTTTCAGGCTCGCCGCTATCCTGAATATTCAACGGCTCGTTCCAGGGATCGGGGTCGGTAGCCACTTCATCCTTAAACGGCTCCTCTACGATAGGCTCAGGCTCTTGGATACCAACCATGACATTCGCAACCGGGCTTTTGGCCGTTTTCTTAAACTGCCTGAAGATAAATATCCTGTCGCCCTTATGCAGGTTTATATCTTCCTCTACACTCCCTTGCATATAAGTCATTCCGCGCTTGTCCTTCTTGGTGCTGTCCCATACCGAACCGAGTTTGATAAACTGCAACTGATTCATCTTTCCATCCTTTCATCGCGCTCTTTGTCTGGATCAGGTTCATCGAAATAGTTATCTCTCACCATAAGTTCAACAATCTCCTCCTCAAGTTCTGCGGCCTCTTCGTCTGTCATAATCATACCCTCCCCATGACAGCTATCACACTCTAGCATCTTATGGTCGGGGTCTGAATAGGCATATCCTTTGCCATTACAATCTTTACATTTGGTCATTGTGTCTCCTCCTGCCATTTCAAAGATTCGATGATCTTCGCAAGGCACTCGGGGCAGATCAATAAATAATCTCCATTTAATTGAGAATATGCGGCATGGTCTATATCGACAAAGGCCCACTCTTGCATAAGCGACCTACCGCACCAGCTCTGTTTTTCTCTGTCCTTATGCATCTGCCTTACGCATTTTATATATTCTGGCCTCTCTCTTTCGCTCATATTTCAAGCTCCCTGATCTTGCTGAGTATTTTATCATATGCTTTGTTATGCTGGTCAACGATATGGATTCTTAGGTTCTGTTCATGCTCAAGGCGCGTCTGCATACTCTTAACCTTGCCATCCATCCAAAACCATGAGCATAAACATCCGAAGATAAAAAACATAATCGCTATTAATATGCCTATCACTTGTTTTTATCCTTCTCTGCCAGTATCCTAAGCACAAACCGATGGCACTTATAAATAATCTTTTCAACCCTAGCCGCCCCAGCCGCCTCCCTAGCCGCCCAAGCCGCCCAAGCCGCCGCCCTAGCCGCCGCCTCAGCCGCCGCCCAAGCCGCCGCCTCAGCCGCCTCCCTAGCC